GTCTTTCTCTTGGTCGTGGTGAGAAATCACCAAAGGGGGGCCTTACCGCCAAAGGCAGGGCTAAATACAACAAGGCAACGGGGTCTAACCTAAAGGCCCCTCAGCCCGAGGGTGGTCCTCGTAAGAAGTCCTTCTGTGCTCGCATGGGCGGTAACCCTGGCCCAATGAAAACCCCAAGTGGTAAACCCACCCGTAAGGCACTTGCCCTTCGACGGTGGAAGTGTAGTTGATCACCAGAGGCGCCGGCAAGCGACAGGAAGGCGCCTCTCCCCCCTCGTGGGTATCTTTCCTCCTTATGACATCTAAAGCCCCCTTAGAGGCCCGTCTAGCGGCCAGCTTCCCTTTATTCCTTTCTCTTGTATGGAAGTCGTTAGACCTACCACGACCAACAAGAGCACAACTAGCCATCGCTGAGTATCTCCAACACGGTCCCAAGCGTCTCCAAGTAGCAGCGTTTCGGGGACTAGGTAAGAGTTGGATCGCAGCTGCCTTTGTGTTATGGACACTGTGGAATGACATTGACAAAAAGATCCTTGTGGTGTCGGCAAGCAAGCAACGTGCTGATGACTTCACATTATTTGTGCAAAAGTGCATCCTAGAGTTTGATTGGCTTGCTCACCTACGACCACAAAGCGATGACCAACGATGGAGTCGCATCAGTTTCGATGTGTCGGGGTGTCGCCCAGCACAGTCACCTTCTGTTAAGTCCGTAGGCATCACGGGACAGATCACAGGTAGCCGTGGTGACCTGATCATCTTTGATGACGTAGAGGTGCCGGCTAACTCAGCAACCGACATGCAACGTGAGAAGCTTCTCCAACTTGTGACGGAAGGTGAGTCTGTCTTAACCCCAAAGCCCGACAGTCGTATCCTCTTTTTGGGAACCCCTCAAACGACCTTCACCATCTACCGTACCCTTCGTGAGCGTAACTACATCCCAATGGTGTGGCCCGCTAGGTATCCAAAGAGCTTGATTGGGTATGAAGATGTTCTTGCTCCACAACTTCAAGCAGACATTGAAACCAAGGGCCTAGATGCGTTGGCTTGGAAACCCACTGATGATCGCTTCTCAGAACTAAACCTTCTTGAGCGTGAACAATCAATGAGCAGAAGTAACTTCATGCTCCAGTTCATGCTGGATACCAGCCTCTCTGACGCCCTCAAGTTTCCCCTTAAGATTTCTGACTTTCATGTGTTGCCGCTCGATCTCCAGCGTGGCCCGTCCGACTTGGTGTGGTCTGCTAGTAAAGAGACTTTGTTGGATATGCCTGCTGTCGCTCTCCCTGGCGATAGATGGCACCGGCCTCAGGCTGTTTCGGAATTTGTCCCCTACGGGCAAACTATTGTGGCCGTCGATCCGTCGGGTAGAGGAAAGGATGAAACCGTAGCTGTGGTCTTATCACAGATCAATGGCTTTATCTTTATCCGTGATATCTTTGCTACCCAAGATGGATACTCAGACAAGACCCTTTGTGGGATACTACGCCTTGCCGGGCGCTATGGGGCAACCATGTGTCTCATTGAGTCTAACTTTGGAGACGGGGCTGTGATGGAACTCATGAAGAAACACGCCCAGGAGATGAAGGTTGGTATGAACTTTGAGGAGGTACGCGCAACCACAAGAAAGGAGGATCGGATTATCGACACCCTAGAACCCGTCCTTAACCAACACCGTCTCATCATTGACCAACGACTCATTGATTGGGACTACCGCTCTAACCCAGAGATGGCCCCCGAGGAACGCCTTCCCCGCATGTTGATGTACCAGCTGACACGGATGTGCCGTGAGAAAGGTGCCGTCAAACACGATGACCGGGTTGACGCCCTAGCCCTTGGCGTGAAGTACTTTCAGGACGTACTAGCCATCTCCGCCAAAGAGCAAGAGATCGGCAGAACCCGACAACAATGGTCTAACATGATTGAGGGTTTCCTTTCTGCCCCCACCCTAGCGACCGATTTGCTCGTGGCGGGAAGCACCTTTGATGAGCCCATCACCCAAGAAGAAGGTGCCATTTTTACTTGGATCTAGGGCGCGTACTGCGTCCGCTTTTAGGTTGGGCTAACTGTCCTGTCATACCAACCACTTTCAGCCAAAAAGGGGAGAAGGCACTTACTTAAGCGGGAAAGAGAACCCGCAATCCCGTCAAAATTCACCCAGAAGGGACGGGTATGGAAAAGACGGAAGGGGGGAAACCCCCCTCTTTTTTATGACAAACAGAAACCCAGTGTTTACTAAGCGAGCGAAGCGAGCGTCCTACTAGCCCAAGAAGAAAAAAGAAACGACAAATAAAGATTCCTATTACCGTATATAATGCGGAGCGTAGCGGAGCTTATATTGTTAATGATCTTCATTAATAATAACAATAACAGTAATTATTCTTTTTATTGTTCCTTAAAGGTAGAATGTATCACGATAGGTTAGATCAGAGTACTGACCGACCTATTACGATACAGCTGTTATAGAAAGCAATATCAACAAGGAACTAATATATCTATATACACCTCCACAACAACAACCATTCCTATGTCCTTCCCAAAAAACGTTAAGCTTATCTGGATCACACCAGATGCTGAACAACAGATTGAATACTGTGCAAGAGTCAGTAACCCTAAGGGACAAGATAAGATAGACACAACCGGAAAGTTGCTTCGCTATCTTGTTAAGCATGAGCATTGGTCTCCCTTTGAGATGGCGAGTTGCTGTGTTGAGGTTACTACCACTCGGGACATCTCAGCTCAAATCCTTAGGCATCGGTCATTTTCGTTTCAGGAGTTCAGTCAGAGGTATGCCGAGGTTCAACAACGACCGGAGCTACCACAGTGGAGACGGCAAGACACAGCCAACAGACAGAACTCCATTGATGATCTTTCCGAAGAGGTATTGTCGGAAGCTGACCAGCTAACAGCTAATGCGTTCATTGCCGCTCAACGTGCCTACGACCGTCTCCTTGAACTTGGTGTCGCTAAGGAATGTGCTCGTAAGGTTCTTCCGATGAATAGCCCAACAAGGTTGTACATGTCGGGAACCATTAGGTCGTGGATTCATTACCTATCCGTAAGGAAGAAACCAGAAACACAACTGGAACATCGAATGATTGCTAATGAGATCTATCAAACCCTCAACAAAGAGATGCCAAACTTATGGGAAGTCCTTTAAGGGAACAGAAATTACTTCTGAATGAGTTCAAAGCCCTTTATCGGGTACTAAAGCGGGGTCTGCCGCCCTGGGCTTCCTTTCTGGTGTTTGGGTTCCTGGTGTGGATTGAAGAACGATTCATCCAACAGAGGGTAACGACGACTGTTAATGAAGCGATTGAGGAGTATGAAACGCTTCACTCGCCCCCAAAGGTTGTCATCCCTCCGCCCGTGTATTCGGAAACTGGAACGGACTTCTTTGATGAGATGAGGCTGACTGCCTCCTGGGTGGACCGGGAAGGGCCTTCTAAGGCTCCGTAGGTGTATGGACAGCCCCTTTGGGTTTAACCGGCCTTGCTGGGGCTTACAGAGGCCACCTTAAATTTTGAAATAAATTTACAAGGTCCTTACGCCTGTGCGTGGCCGCCGGCTGACCCCCATAGGGGTACCCCTGGTACGAATTTACTAGTACCCACCCCTACCCTTGTCCAAATCATGTCCAACCTGGTGTGGACAGGGCCAAACCCCTTGCCCTGACTGGGCCGCGTCACTGCTGAATAGACAGGTACGCAGGCTCTGGACGTGGACATTGTGACAATATGTGACAGATCCAGGCAGGATGGGCAGGTAGGTGGTATCTATGCGCGTACACGCATACGCGTTTCTTTTTTTCATATCACCTGTGGCCTTTCAATCAAATGTTAAGAAATGTAGTTGGTTTTCCGATCTGGGGCCTGACAGGTTCTAGGTTGCTTGCAACGGGAACAAACCGCTTCCCGACACAACAACGGAGCCGACCATGACTACACTCCACACTGCCCTCACCGATCGCTTCACAGATGCATCCGAGATCCACGATGTAGCTATCCATGGCTGCCAAGGTGGCGTTGGTGGCTTCATCTGGAACCATGAGGTCGCTGAGTTCTTCGATCAGTATGAGGAGGAGATTTATGATTATCTTAATGACTGTGAAATGTCAATGAAGGACTTTGTTAAGG